CTTAAATACTGTTGAAGCATGGGAGGTCCTATAATGCAAGAATTTTTGTGGGTAGAGAAGTATCGACCAAAAACGATCGACGAATGCATACTGCCTTCTCAGATTAAAAAAGAATTTTCAGAGGTATTAAAACAAAGGGAACTTCAAAACATGATGTTCACGGGCACAGCTGGTGTTGGAAAAACTACAGTGGCCAAAGCTTTATGCAATCAACTACAATTAGACTATATTGTGATCAATGGATCAGAAGAATCTGGCATTGATACACTAAGAAACAAAATTAAACAATTTGCCAGTTCAGTTTCTTTATCGGGTGGATACAAGGTGGTTATTTTAGACGAGGCTGATTATCTAAATCCCCAGTCCACCCAACCTGCTCTTCGTGGTTTTATTGAAGAGTTCTCAGCAAACTGTAGATTTATTCTTACATGTAATTTTAAGAATAGAATCATTGAACCTCTACATTCGAGATGTAGTGTAGTAGAATTTGCAATGCCAAAGTCTGAAAAGGTAACATTGGCGAATCAATTTCTTTCTCGAGTAGAACAAATACTTGCATCAGAGAATATCAATTCAGATTCAGCAGTTCTTGCTGAACTTATCATGAAGCATTTTCCAGATTTTAGAAGATCAATTAATGAGCTTCAGAGATATTCAAATCATGGAGTTATCGATAGTGGTATATTAATTAACGTATCTGATATCGCAGTTGATACTCTTATGAGTGCACTTAAACTTAAAGACTTTAAAAAAATGAGACAATGGGTTGCTGATAATATCGATATTGAACCAGCATCTATGTTTCGTAAGTTGTATGATAATATGAATGAGCATGTAGAACCAACTAGCATTCCACAAATGGTCTTAATTCTTGCTGACTATCAGTATAAGAATAGCTTTGTAGCAGATCATGAACTGAATATGGTTGCATGCTGTACTGAAATAATGGCAGGAGTAAAATTTAAATGAATAAAGATATAGAAATAACCGTACTTAAACAAAACGTCGCAGATTTACAAAAGCAAGTACATGACGCGCACGTTCGCATCTTAGAGCTTCAAACTCAGTTACAAGAATCTAAAAAGGCTCAAGATATAGTAGACAAACAAATGGCAAAAGCTTTAGGATTATGAATCCATTCGAATATCTCAAAGCAATCAATGAAACCAAGAAAGACATCATGGTAGATGACATTGCTGAGAAAGAATACAATCCATTTATCATTAATCGTGGTCTTTCTTTCTTTCGAGATACTATACTCTATGCAAACGAGATGAATAGATTTCATCATCTAGATCATCGTCTTCAGTTTGATTTTTTTATAAATATAATTAAGAGAAAAAAGAGATGGTCCAAATGGGTCAAACCACAGGAAGTAAATCATCTCGAACTCATCAAAGAATATTATGGGTATAGCAATGAAAAGGCTAAATCCGCATTATCATTAATGAGCAATGAACAAATTGAAGAATTGAAACAAAGGATTTATAAAGGTGGAAAACGAAAATAAACAAATCACAAACTGGCAACCAACAGAAATGTTGGAGGTCACGCTTAACGAACCAGACGATTTTCTTAAGATTAGAGAAACTCTAACTCGCATAGGTGTCGCATCTCGCAAAGATCAAAAGCTCTATCAATCTTGCCACATATTGCATAAGCAAGGCAGATATTTTATAGTACATTTTAAAGAGCTGTTCTTATTAGATGGAAAACCATCTAATCTTCTAGAAAACGATGTACAAAGAAGAAACACAATTACAACATTACTTGCTGATTGGGGACTTATAAGTATTGTCGATCCAAGTAAAGCAAAAGACATAGCACCATTAAGACAGATTAAAGTGATTCCATTCAAAGAAAAGTCTCAATGGGAACTTTGTCCAAAATATAATATAGGAAATACTCAAACTAAAGAGTAAACCTGTATAAATACATATGAATCGCCGATAACGGGATTCGTATTAACCTTGCTAACTTAATAGGAGGAAATAAAATGGTAGTAAGAAATAACTTGAACGTCCCACGTTCACTTTTTGTTGGATTTGATACTTTGTTTGAAGACCTGGAAAGGATTCATCAAAGCGCCAGATCTGGTAACGATAATTATCCACCACATAACGTAGTAAAGATCGATGAGGAGAAATTTCTAATTGAACTTGCTGTGGCGGGATTCACCAAGAAAGATATAGATATCGAGCTCAAAGACGGTATTTTAAAAGTGAAAGGTGAAGTAGAAAAAGATGAGCGTGAATTTGCGTATAAAGGCATTTCATCTCGCAAATTTGAGAAGAGCTTCCGACTCTCAGAATTTGTCGTAATAGATGGTGCTGATCTTGAGGATGGAATACTAGTGGTGTATGCCAGAGTGGAACTTCCGGAAGAGAAGCGTCCTAGGAAGATCGATATAGGGTCTGCTGGGGCATCAAAGAAAAAATCTTTTTTGAAAGGCTAGTATCAGCGAACACCCAGTAGATAAGTAATAAACTTTTTTACTGGAGATAACATGAGACACATTTATCATTATATGAATAAATATGAAGATGTTAGAGAGACCCTTGCTGCTACAGCTATTATGATTGGGATCCTTGGATTAGGACCAATGTTAATATGGCTAAGCGCAATGGGTATCTAATTTACATTCATGCGGGGGAGGAAACACTCCCCCAACCTTTTTGAAAAAAGTCCTTTACAAAAGGACGAAACTGTGGTATAATATACATAATGACTAATTTGCAATTTTACACTAATGTTTCTCGCTACGGAAACATGATTCTACTTCGAGGCTATGATCATGGCCGTAGAATCGAAAAGAAAATAAAGTACGAACCAATACTTTTTACATCAACAAATCTTCCAACCGAGTGGAAAGCTCTCGACGGTACTCCTGTTGGTATTGCAAATGCAGGTAAAAGATTTGACTCAATGCGTACCGCAAACGAATATGTAACAGCAAATAAATCAGTCGCAGGCAAACAAATCTATGGTAACACAAAATATATTCCTGCATTTATTAACGATTACTATCCAGGCGAAATTGGATTTAATCGTAATCTTATTAACGTAACAACAATCGATATCGAGGTTGCTTCTGATGATGGCTTCCCTGAGCCAGAAAAAGCAGATCATAAGATCATATCGATTGCTTTAAAGAACAATATTAATGACACTTACTTTATCTGGGGTCTTGGTGACTATGACTCAGATCAATCTTATATGAAAGATCATAGTGTCATCTATCGTAAGTTTGATCGTGAAGACGACTTACTTATTAACTTTATCACTCATTGGAATAATCACAATCCTGATGTTGTGACTGGTTGGAACGTACGTTTCTTTGATATTCCATATCTTGTCAATCGTATTAATCGTATGCTCGGTGAAGCTTATGTTAAAAGACTTAGCCCTTGGCAAATGATTGATCGTAGAGATATTACAAAGATGGGTAGAACTCAAACATCTTATGATTTGAAAGGTATCTCTATTCTTGACTATCTCGATCTCTTTCAAAAGTTTGGCTATTCGTATGGTCCTCAAGAGTCTTATAAACTCGATCATATTGCAAATGTAGTTCTTGGCGAAAAGAAACTCAGCTATGATGAATATTCTAATCTACACACTTTGTACAAACATAATCATCAGAAGTTTATTGATTATAATATTAAAGACGTTGAGCTTGTAGATCGCCTTGAAGATAAACTTGGTCTTATTACGCTTTGTATGACTATGGCTTATAAAGGTGGCGTAAACTATAATGACACGTTTGGAACTACTCTCATCTGGGATACGATCATCTATCGAAGACTATATAAAAACAAAATTGTTGTACCATTCATTGAAGATAAAACAAAGTCTGCGTATCCAGGTGGCTTTGTAAAAGATCCTCATGTTGGAATTCATGACAATATTGTTTCTTTTGATTTAAACTCTCTATATCCATCAATCATTATGCAATATAATATGTCTCCCGAGACTATTGCAAATGGAGAGATAACTCAATTTGATATTGAAGGAGTACTTACAAAATCTTCAAGACCAGACAATAAAGGTAAAGCTCTTGCAGCCAATGGCCAATATTTTAATACTGATACAACTGGTATTGTTCCATTTATTGTCGATGAAATGTATAAAGAAAGAGTTGAAGTTAAAAAGAACATGATTGATGCTCAAAAGAAATTACAAAAGGTAGATAAAAATGATAAACAAGAACTATACAACATTGAAAGAGATATTGCAATCTCTGAAAACCAACAAATGGCGATTAAGATTCTCCTTAATTCTCTCTATGGTGCTATGGGTAATCGCTATTTCCGTTTCTTCGATCAAAGAATCGCAGAAGCCATTACCCTTACCGGACAGCTTACCATACGATGGGCAGAGTATTCCATTAACTCCTACCTCAATCGAGTGTTACAAAACAAAGAATGGAAAGATTACGTCGTCGCAATCGACACAGACTCGCTGTATGTGGGCTTAGACGATCTTGTACAGAAGTTTACACCTAATAATACAATTGACTTTCTAGATAAAGTTTGTCAAGAAATGCTAGAACCAGAACTTGAAAAGTCTTATGCTGATCTTTTCTCTATGCTTGGTGGCGTAGACAATCGTATGATTATGAAACGTGAAGTTATAGCAGATCGTGGTCTTTGGACAGCAAAGAAAAGATATATTCTTAATGTGCATGATAACGAAGGTGTAAGATATCGTGAACCAAAACAAAAAATTATGGGTATTGAAGCAATTAAGTCTTCTACTCCAGCTTCATGTCGTGAAGCTCTCAAAGAAATATTTAAAGTCATTATGCAAAAAGATGAAGCATCAGTTCAAGAAGCAATTGAACAATTTAAAAATCATTTCAAAACTCTTCCACCAGATCAGATTGCATTTCCTCGTGGAGTCAGTAAAGTTCGTGAGTTTCAG